TGGGACTGACTCCAGCAAGCCGAGGAAAGCTTTCGCTTCCAGATGGTGACGACAAAAAGAAACAAGCAGAGTCACTGGCATCCATTGTCGAGGCAATGAAACGCGATGACTCCGAGTGAGCAATACATCCAAGACGTTCTAGATGAAAAAATAACTGTCTGTCGTTCTGTACGTCAAGCTGTTGAAAGGCAAGTTCGGGATTTAGCAAACTCTGAAAATAAAGACTTCCCTTACTACTTTGACAGAGAGACAGCGAACGCCATCTGCCAGTATTTCCCGGTTGCCTTGAGGCACTCCATTGGCAGACATGCAGGCAAAAGGTTCCACCTGGAACCGTGGCAGGAGTTTTGCATTTCGACGATCTTTGGGTGGAAACGCAAGGACGACAATTGCAGGAGGTTCCGAAGGGCATATTGGTCGATGGGACGAAAGAACGGCAAGTCGTCGATTGCTGCGGGCATTGCGATGCTCATGGCATCTATCGACATCAACCCGTTCACCAACGATGCGGAAGCCAGAGCACAAGTCATCCTAGCAGCAACGAAAAAGGAACAAGCCGAAAAGGTGGTCATGGCCGAGTGCATCCGAATGCGTGAGCAGTCGCCACTGATCAAAGAAGGTTCTATCTATCAAAACAAAATCATCCGGTTTAACCACAACGGTGGCAACATTTCCTGCGTAGGGTCTGACCGTCCCTTCGATGGATTGAACCCTGTGCTCTGTGTTCTGGATGAGACTCATGCATGGCGTAAAGTTCACCAACCTTTCTACTCGACGATGCAGACAGGATCTGGTTCGCGAGCACAACCGCTTATCTTGACCGTGACCACCGCAGGTGATGATCGTAGTCACATTTGGATTGAAGAAGTCAACTATGCCAAGCAGGTGCTCGAGCAGGCAGTCGATGATGACAGTCTATTCGTCGCATGCTACGAAATGGACGAAAAGGATGATCCACTCGATCAAGACTTGTGGATAAAGTCCAATCCAAACATTGGCGTTTCGGTTTCAGCCGAGTTCCTTGAGCAGCAGGCGAAGCAGGCAGCGTCAAGCGTAACGGCCATGAACCGATTTAAGCGTTACCATGCGAACGTGCTGGTTAGTTCAACCGAACACATCTTTGATATGGAGCACTTTGCCAAGTGCTCAGGTGAACTGTCTGATTGGCGTGATGCAGACGCAGTAAGTTTTGGAGTGGATCTTGGGGGCAGGGACGACCTATGTGCTTATGCTGCCGTTGCACGATTCGAGACTGACAAAAGCGAAACAGACGGAACGCCGATTTACAGGTACGAAGTAAAGACTCAGGCATACATCTCGGTTAACACAAAAAGAGATCTCCGAGAAAAACCATTCTGTGACTTCATCGACGATGGACGGATCAGGATCACTCCTTCGCCCATAGCCGACCTCCAAGCCGACCTGATGAAAGACTACTGGGATCTCAACGGGACTGATGTTGCCATCGATCCCTATCAGGCACAGCAGTTTGGAGAGCAATGTACCCAGCAGGGACTGACCATTGCTTCGATGGCTCAAACAACCGCTCACTTCAATAGTCCGATCAGCATTTTTCGACAAGCATGTGCTGACGAGAACTTTCGTCACGATGACGATGCTCTTCTCAAATGGTGCTTGTCCAATGCAGTTGCTGTTCGGGATCGGAGTGATAGATACATGCTCGACAAGGCGTCGAGTAGTCAAAAAATCGACCCACTCGTTGCATGTTTAATGGCACTCGCAAGAGCGACTGTCGCACCTGTGCGAGGCAGAGGAGACTGGTATGTCACATGAAATTAAAATGGCCGAAAGGCTTGGCAAAAAGTTTAAAGCGTTGCAAAGCAGGATTTCAGATCCGGCAGCGTGGTTGATTGAAGCGTTTGGCGGCGGCAAGGCTAAGTCAGGAGTCAACGTAACAACGAACTCCGTACTTGGGTTGCCACCAGTATGGTTTGCTGCTCAGAAGATATCTGGGCATCTTGCAGGACTTCCGCTCAACGCAAGAAAAACCAGACCTGACGGTGGAAGCGAAGTTACAAAGACTTCCCCCGGTCACAAGCTTTTGAACGTATCTCCCAATCATCTCATGACTCCGTTTCAACTCAGAGAGTTGATGATGATTCATGCGTTGATACTTGGGAATGGGCGAGCGTTTATTGATCGAAACAGTCTCGGTCAACCGACAGCACTAATCCCAGTGCTTCCCGAGAACTGTCAAACCATTTTGGTTGATGATCAGAAGTGGCATCTAGTCACAAAGAACGCAGGGATCTCAGCAAACATTGGAACTGCTTTCTCCGAGAATGAATACTGGAAAGTCCCCGACCGCGACATGCTCCACATCATGGGCATGTCGTACAACGGCATCTGGGGCATGCATGTGATCGATGTGCTCCGCGATGCGTTTGGCCTTGGCATTGCCGGTCAAGACGGATCTGCGTCAGCATTAAAGAACTCTGGCAGGCCAGGTATGGTGATAACAGCACCTCCAGGTATGTTTAGAAGTTCCAAAGAGGCATCGGAATTCCTCGCGAATTTTGAAACCAAGCATGAAGGCGTAGAAAACAGTGGCAAGGTTGGCTTGCTCAGAGAAGGGATGTCTCTCAACACTTTGCCAATCTCCGCATCTGATGCACAGTTCATCGAGCAGCGTCAATTCCAAAGAGTTGACATTGCAATGATCTTTGGCCTTGAGTCGATCCTTGGTGACGAGACAGGCATCACTTACAAGTCAATTACGGAGCGTAATGCTGCGTTCATTAACGGATGCCTGAGCCGGTGGTTCTGCAAGTGGGAAGAAGAGTGCAACCGCAAACTGCTTCCTGAACAACTCAGAGACAGTGGCAACGTCCACTACGAGTTTGATACGACTCCACTGCTCAAGGGCGATCCATCGACGTTAGCAGACTATACACGCAAGATGCGTGAACAGTTTGCGATGAGTACAAATGAAGTGCGTATCATGCATGGCTTCAACCCTGTCGAAGGACTTGACGACGACTTCAGTAACGAACCTGCGGGTGAATCACCCGAGTTACCCCCAGTGACCCCAGAGGAACAAGACGATGAAACTTGAAGGAACAGACGGCAGCATTACCATGCGAGGCATGATCGGTGACTTCCAGAATGGAGTATCTGCGGATGACTTCATGGATCTCATGGCCGAGCAGACTGGCGACCTAACTATTCACCTCGACTCTGAAGGTGGGTGCGTCACCAGCGGGATCTCGATGTACAACCAGATCCGAGCTTATGAGGGTGGTGAGGTCACGATCCACATTGATTCTCAGGCATGCTCGATTGCCACTGTGGTTGCCTGCGCTGCCGACAAGGTGGTCATGAACAGCAATGCATTATTTTTCGTCCACAACGCATGGACCGTGGCAGCAGAGAATGCGAAAGGTTTTCGGCAGGTCGCTGACATCCTCGACATGCTCGACGAACAGATCTCTGAGGTCTACGCAGAACGCTGCGGAAAGTCACCGGAAGAGTGCAAAAAGATGATGGATGACGAAACTTGGATGAACGCTGAACAAGCTGTCGAGATGGGTTTCGTCGATTCTGTCTATGCTCCAAAGGAACGCAAGAAGCCCGCTAAAGCAGAGGCAAAACCGCTTGCGTTGTGTCCTTCAGCGATCAGCAATAAAGCAGATGCGTCTGCGAAACGAATGAAACTGAAACTTTCAAATTTGGCGAAATAAAGTTTTTTGGTAAAATCGCCCAACTTGTGGGTTCCCCCTTGACAAAAAAGGAAGAATATGTCCCGCGTAGAAGCTATCAACGCTCGCCTGTCTGACATCGCTGATGAAATGCAGGCAATTTCGGATGTTGCTCTCGAAGGCGAAGGTAGCCTGACCGAGGACGACAACAAGCAAATCGATGCCCTCAATGCTGAGTTTTCCGGTTTGGAAAACGAGAAGGATCGGTTGGTCAAAATTCAAGCAGCGAAAGATCGAATCGCCGCTGCCAAAATCACTCCTGCTGCTGTTGCAGCAATCACCGAACCTGAGATCGAAAAAGAGGATGAACCCTTGATCCCTGCAAGAGTAAAAAATCAGAAGAGTTCTGTCTTCAACAGTGTTGAAGATGCATACCGATCAGGAATGTGGCTTGCTGCTCTTGGTGGCAACCAAAAAGCAAAGCAGTTCTTTGCGTCGAACAACGAAACCACTGCTACGGAAGGTATCGAAACTGTACCGACTCCACTCAGTGATGCCCTTGTCAACTTGCTTAACGAGTATGGTCACGCAAGGAAACTTTGTCGTCGAGTGGCAATGGGTTCTCTGACTTGGACCGTTCCGAAAGTTATCGGTCATGCATCGATCAGCTATCCGGCAGAAGAGGGCGCGATTTCAGATTCAGAGCTAAATTTCCAGCAAAAAGTGCTCACAGCGGGCAAAATGGCCGGACTCGTCAAAATTTCATCGGAACTCGTTGAAGACAGTATTGTCAACATTGTCGATGAAGTTACGAAAGATTTGGC